CCCAATGGATAATATGAGTGGGGAAGAAGAATCATTTGCTAACACACCAGATGGTGGAGCAGATCCAGAGATTAAACCTATGAGTGCTGCTATTCCAAACGGAGACGATCTAAATCGCAAGAAACGTCAGTTCCCTGCTACACAGCCCGGCGACAATCCTATGGCTGTAGAAGATATCAAAGCACAACTAGAAGCTTTGTTAGCAGAAATCAAATCTAAATAAACAATCATAAAAACCAAATAGGCTCTTCGGAGCCTATTTTTTTCATTAAATAGTTGTATGGCAAAATCACTCGACGGTAATCTGATCAAGAAAGCACATGCTCAGATCAAGTATACTTTAGAAGAAGTAAAGCATCTAGAAGCATGTATGGATCCTATAACAGGGCCATTGTATTTCTGTAGAAATTTTTTAAAGATCCAACATCCTGTTCGTGGAAGCATTCCGTTTGAGCCGTATGAATATCAAGAAAGATTGATACAAGCCTATCACGAAAACAAGCAATGTATAGCTATGTTACCCCGTCAGATGGGTAAGACTACCTGTGCTACTGGTTATCTATTATGGTACACAATGTTTGTACCTGAAGCACAGGTTTTGATCGCTGCTCACAAGTATGAGGGTGCTCAGGACATTATGAATCGTTATCGATATGGCTATGAAAATTTACCTGATTTTATCCGTGCTGGCGTTTACAGTTATAACAGGAATACTATTGAATACGATAATGGTGCTCGTATCCAAGCAACCACAACTACTGAAAACACAGGTCGTGGTAAGTCGCTATCCTTGATTTACTGTGACGAGTTTGCGTTTGTACAACCACCAGAGAAAGCCAAAGAGTTTTGGACTGCGTTATCACCAACATTGTCAACAGGTGGTAAGTGTATTATTACATCAACTCCAAACTCAGACGAAGATCAGTTTGCTTTGATATGGACCGAGGCTAACAAGAAGTTTGACGAATTTGGAAACGAAGCTAAATTAGGAGCTAACGGTTTTTACAGTTATTTTGCTCATTGGGCAGAACACCCGGATCGCGATGAAGAGTGGGCAAAAATAGAACGTGCTAAAATTGGCGACGAGCGTTTCCGCAGAGAGTTTGATTGTGAATTCTTGATTTTTGATGAAACCCTAATCAACGCAGTAAAATTAGCAGAACTCAAAGGTGTCGATCCTGTAATGACTATGGGGCAAACACGTTGGTATAAAGAAATTAATCCACAGGCTACGTATCTAGTAGCACTTGATCCTAGTCTAGGCACCGGCGGCGACTACGGTGCTATACAAGTTTACGAAATGCCTTCGATGGAACAAGTAGCAGAGTGGCATCACAATCTAACACCTATCCAATCGCAGGTAAAGCATATGAGAGAGATATTAAAATATATTGCTGAACGTGCTATGGAGTTAGGTGGTCAGCCACAAATATATTATTCTGTTGAAAATAACACATTGGGCGAAGCAGCGTTGATAACGATTAACGATATAGGCGAAGAAAACTTTCCGGGACTATTCTTAAGCGAACCTATACGAAAAGGTCATGTACGTAAATTCCGAAAAGGATTTAATACTACACATAGGTCTAAAGTAACGGCTTGCAGCCAACTTAAAAATATGCTAGAAACCTATAAGATGAAGATAAACAGCAAACCGCTGATTTCTGAGTTAAAAACATTTGTAGCACACGGAGTAGGATTTGGTGCTAAAACAGGCGAACATGACGACCTAGTATCGTCTACTCTGCTAATTATACGGATGGCTGGTATTTTAGCCGATTGGGATCCGCATATCTATGAAAAAATGACGGAAAGGTTATCTGAAGATCAGATGCCTATGCCCATTTATGTAAGTTCTATATATTAAGATAAATATAAACATGGAAGATAATATCAAAAGCGTAAGCACTGACCTTTTTTATAAGATTAGAAGCCGTTTTTCTGGCCTAAAATTAGGTTCCGAATTAGGCGAAATTACCATCAACCCAGAAGATGCGGTATTCTTTGACTTTGATTACATGGAGGGAGAAAACCCTGTAGGGCATGTAAGTATCAGTTTAGCCGAGCCTGGGAATATGAAAGTCTACTATAGTACGGGCATTACTGAAAATATGGATGCTGTACAAAAAGATGGTTGGTACGATTTTCTAAGAGGTCTTAGAGAGTTTGCCAAACGTCGATTAATGAGTTTTGACACACGCGATATTACCAAAGATAATTTAGATCAAAGAGACTTTAGTTTCTTAAGTCAATATGCAAATAATACACCTGTCGGAGAGGGAGTTATGAAAGAAGGAATGTACGGTACTGCTAAAACCAGCTACCAAAAATTAGAAAACACACGTTTGATCATCAAGCATGATCAACAAGTAGATGAAACCAGCCCCGGTGCTAGAACTAGACACATCAATGCTATGTTCATCGAAAACGGCCAAGGTGAGCGATTTAAATATCCGTTCATCCATTTGGCAGGTGCTCGTGCTATGCAGAGACACGTACAAGAAGGCGGATTGCCTTACGATGATATCGGTAAACACATTATCGGTATCAGCGAAAAAATAGCACACCTAAAGAATTTTGGAAATTATGTAGTACGTAATGATCTTATGAACTCCGAAACTAATGAGATTGTTGGTCGTGCTCATGAAACACTAGACGGTCTTAGAGAAACAATTAAGAAACTAGCTAAAAGAACACATTACGAGCAATTCAAGGCACAGTTCCAGGCAGAACAAGTAACAGAGGTTCCAGAAGAGTTCATCGAAGATCTAACAAATAAGTTTACAGTAAAGAATTTCAAAGAAGATATCAAGGCCGCATTCCCTATCATTTATAGCCTAATGCAGACCAAAGAAGATATACACTATGACGACATAGTCGCGATGACACAATCAACTAACGAAGAAGTAGAACTCGACCTCGACAGCGTAGAAGAATTTAATGATCCATTTTCAAAATTTGAAGATTGGGCCATGAACCTAGGCGAAGATAATGCTATTACTAGTCAAGACGAAGAAGAAAAGGCAGCGGCTGTTGAGAAACTACAGTCATTGGTGGGTGAACATTTCCCAGCAGGTGTAGATGGACAGAATGCTATCAGCAGCCTTAAAGGCATAATCGATGATCCGGAATTAGCACGTGAAATCAAGGATGCTGCCCAAGAAGACGCAGACACTTGTGTGCGTCCGTTGGTGTATCAGTGGTTAGAAAACAATGCTCCTGACGTTGTAGATGAATTAGATTTTGGCGATATGGATATGCCAGCACAGGAATACGATGATGAAGGCGGCGAAACTGATGATAGTTATGCCCTAGCATCAGCAGGCCATGGATCTGACGAAGACTATGGAGATTTTGGCAATGAATACGAAGCTGCCAATCCTAATGACCCAGAATACGACAAAGCAGACGATTACGATTTACCACCAAGTATGAGAGGCAAAGGCACTGACAAATATCGTTTACCTGATCCAGCAAAGCATGACGACAGACATGCTCGAGATTTCCGTAAGAGATCTGGTCAAGAAGAATCTTTGAACATACAAGAACTAGCTGAATTTATGTACAGTTGTTATGACAGCATGTCTGAAACTTTTCCAAAAGGTCCAGAGGCTGTGATAATAATGGCAGGCAAAAAATATGGTCCAAAGGCAGAACAAGTAGCTCGACAGTTTGTAGAGCGTATGGCACCTAATCAAAACACACAAGTACCTCAAGTTAATGAACTAGCAAGAATTAAAGAATTATCTGGACTATAATTATACTTTAGATTGAGATTGGGCACTTCGGTGCCCTTTCTTTTGATCAGTTTTACCATTTGCTATCAGTCTTACCATTTCGCGTTTACCGTTATATATTTTAAAGCGTTATATATACAGTTGCTGAATATCTCAGCGACATAAAAAATGGAGATTTTCATATGAAATCATTAGTAACTTTATTTTCGTCACTTTTTGCAGTTTCTGCTTTTGCTCAAACACCAACTGCTCCTGCTAAGCCTGCTTCAGCAGACGCTAAGCCAGCGGCCGCAGCTCCTGCCAAGAAGGAAGAAGCAAAACCAGCAGCTCCTGCTAAAGCAAAGGAAGAGGCTAAGAAAGACGCAGCCAAGAAGTGATTGGTTTTAAGAAAGGGTTCTTGTTAGAACCTTTTCTTTTGGCAAAAAAATATAGTAAACATCTTGCTTTTACTAAATAAATCACGCATAATACATATATGCGTAAGGCATACATTTTAAGGCATATTAAAGGAGGCAATTTAAAATGGCAACATTAGCAGAAATCCGTGCGAAACTTCAAGAAGCACAAGCAGGCCAAGGCGGCAAAACAAGCGGCGGCGACAACGCAATCTATCCACACTGGAACATGGCAGAAGGTAAAGAAGCTACTATTCGTTTCTTACCCGACGGCGACTCTAATAACACTTTTTTCTGGATCGAGCGAGCAATGATTAAATTGCCGTTTGCCGGTATTAAAGGTGACACAGGCAGTAAAGCTGTACAAGTACAAGTACCTTGTATGGAAATGTGGAATGAAACATGTCCGATCCTTTCAGAAGTACGTGGCTGGTTCAAAGACAAGAGTCTTGAAGACATGGGTCGTAAGTATTGGAAAAAGCGTTCATACATTTTCCAAGGCTTCGTTGTTAAGAATCCTATCGCAGAAGATACAACTCCAGAAAATCCAATCCGTAGATTTATTATCGGACCTCAAATCTATCAGATCATTAAGAGTGCTTTGATGGATCCTGAGCTTAACGAACTACCAACTGATTTCAGCCATGGTGTTGATTTCCGTATTGCTAAAACTAGCAAAGGTGGTTATGCTGACTACAGCACATCTAAGTGGAGCCGTACTGAACGTGCTCTTAGCGATGAAGAGCGTGTGGCAGTTGAAGCACAAGGTCTTTTCAACTTAAAAGACTTCCTACCTAAGAAACCCACAGAAGTAGAACTCAAAATCATCAAAGAAATGTTTGAAGCATCAGTTGATGGAGAGGCCTATGATATGGATCGTTGGGGTCAATACTTCAAACCAGCAGGTATGAGTCAAGCCACTGGTGATCCTGTAGCACGTCGCACAGACGATGTAGCAGCAGGCGAAGATGACGAGCCGGCAGCAGCCGCTCCGACTCCTAGAGCAGAGGCAGCACCGGCAGCAGCCGCAGGTGCTAATAACAGTAGAGCACAAGACATCCTAGCGATGATCCGTTCACGCCAAAGCTAATAAAACAATTGGGGGGGCAATGCCCCTCCATTCCATTTCTGTGAGGACTAAAAAGTAATGACAAAAGCATTTGATATTTCAAAGTTTAGAAAAAGCCTCACCAAGAGTATTGAAGGTCTTGGTATAGGTTTTAACGACCCAACTGATTGGGTTAGTACTGGCAATTTTGCCTTAAATTATTTGATCAGCGGAGACTTCCACAAAGGTGTTCCGTTAGGTAAGGTTACTGTATTTGCTGGCGAAAGCGGAGCAGGTAAGTCATATATCTGTTCAGGTAATATGATTAAACACGCCCAAGAACAGGGCATCTATGTAGTTTTAGTAGATTCAGAGAACGCATTAGACCAATCTTGGTTAACGGCTTTGGGTGTAGATACATCAGAAGAAAAACTACTTAAACTCAACATGGCTATGATTGACGATGTTGCTAAAACTATTGTCGAATTCATGAAAGAGTATAAGGCTATGCCAGAAGAAAATCGCCCTAAGGTTTTATTCGTATTAGATAGTCTTGGTATGTTGCTAACTCCTACTGATGTAAATCAGTTTGAAGCAGGCGACCTTAAAGGTGACATGGGCCGTAAGCCTAAAGCACTAACAGCACTTGTTCGTAACTGTGTGAATATGTTTGGTAGCTGGAACGTGGGATTAGTTGCTACTAATCACACATACGCAAGCCAAGATATGTTTGATCCAGACGACAAGATCAGCGGTGGTCAGGGCTTTATCTACGCATCAAGTATTGTTGTTGCTATGAAAAAACTCAAACTCAAAGAGGATGAGGATGGCAACAAAATTTCAGAAGTCAAAGGTATTCGTGCTGCCTGTAAGATTATGAAAACACGTTACGCTAAACCGTTCGAATCAGTACAAGTTAAGATTCCTTACGAAACAGGTATGAATCCATATAGTGGACTAGTCGACTTGTTTGAAGGAAAGTCTTTGTTGAAAAAAGACGGCAATAGGTTAAGTTATGTAACAACAGATGGCGAGATTCTTAAATTCTATCGTAAAGAATGGGAAAGAAATGAAGGCGGGTGTTTAGACAAGATTATGGACGAAGTTTCTAAAGGTGCCGTAAAATTAGAATCTGAGATAACTACTAATGTTGAACCCCAACCGGAGACTGTAGAATGAAAGAAGATATGATTGCCGACCTTTGGCACGTGATGAGCGAACACATCCCAGAGAAACAGAAAAAGGATGTAGCATTTGATTTTGTAAATGTCCTTCTGGACTACGGCATCAAGGAATCAGTACTGAGCAGTATGTTAGGTATTGATCCCCATCTAGATGAAGCCATTGAATATTCTTTAGATTCTGAAGATGAAGCAGAGTACGAGGAATATGAAAGTAACGAGGACGATGAGTGAGTTGGTACGACAAAGTTAGTAAAGATATTTCTTATATTCCTGACGCAGCTCAGTACTACGAAAATGAGCTACAGGCTGCAAAACTTGAATGTAAAATTTTTGGTAACATTGAAAAGGTATCAGCTAATATGCCAGGTATAGTTGAGAATCGCTTTAATCAACTTCAAGAGATTGAAGCGATTCTTGAATACCTTAATATTGAATTAAGAAGGCTTAAAAGTCAGCACTTCCGTAAGTATCTTGAAAACTATCAGCGTAGTCTAAGTTCTAGAGATTGCGAAAAGTTTGTAGATGGCGAAGCTGATGTTGTAGACTTTGAAAAAATTATCAACGAGTTTGCTCTATTACGCAACAAATGGCTAGGTATTATTAAGTCGTTGGATCAGAAACAATGGCAATTAACTAATATAGTTAAATTACGTGTAGCAGGCATGGAAGACGCTACACTTTAATAAGTTACTTCACCCCATTTCTTTTTCTTAAAACCAGAGTAATGGTCGGCATAACGACCAAATGTTTTCTTTACAGGATTCCATTCGTAAGAATCTAATCTGTAAAAATCTATTCCTTTGTCATAGAATAATCTATTTAAAATTCCCTGCCCTTGAAATTCGTATTCTTTTTCTAAATACTCAGGTAGGAATTTTCTAGTCTTATCTAATACTTCTTTAGTTAGATACATAAATCCTGCGTTAAAATATCTTTCTCTGGGTATTCCTAAATTAGCGGCTAGCTCAGGAACTGATTTACCAGGATCCATAACTGCTGAAAATTTATTTCCGCATAGCTGGAATAAATCAGGAGCATTGTCTTTAATAATATAATCCGAATCAAAATAAATTACAGAATCGTAGCCTACAAAATCATAGGCTTTTAATTTTTGGTAATCAAGGTGTTTGCCAGCAGCAGGTTTAAAATCATTAGCATTGGTTAATTTATAATACTCAGCTCCGCAGCGTTCGGCATACCTTCTAGCATTTCTTTCGCTGATATCATACATATCTGACATAAAAGTATATGCTGTGACTTTGTTAGTTTGAATGTGATTAGGAACGTTAATTTGAAATATAATTTTCTTCATAAGTTTAAACTTTAAAACTATACTTATCACTAGATAAATACTCAGTTAATTTTAAAGGATTTTTGAATGAAATCATTAGTGACGGGCGGAGCAGGGTTTATTGGTTCTCATATTGTAGATAAGTTAATAAATTTAGGACATGATGTTGTTGTAATAGATAACGAAACATCGCAAGTACATGACAACTTCTATTATAATGATAAAGCAACTTATCATAAACTTGATATTGTAGATTACGAAAACACTAGAAAGTTATATGATGGTGTTGATTATGTATTTCACTGTGCGGCCGAATCAAGGATTCAACCTACTATTTTAAATCCCCTAGGTGCTATTAAAACAAATACACTAGGAACAGGCACTGTGCTACAATGTGCTAGAGAAGCAGGTGTTAATAAAGTAATGTATAGTTCTACATCATCGGGCTACGGTTTAAAAAATGAACCTCCATTGCGAGAAGACATGCCAGACGACTGCCTTAATCCATATTCAGTATCTAAGGTTTCTGGTGAAAAGCTCTGTACTATGTACACTCGATTATTCGGACTTAAAACAGTAATTTTTAGATACTTCAATGTCTACGGCGAAAGAGAACCCCTAAGAGGTCCATATGCTCCTGTAGTTGGGTTATTTCTTAGACAGTTTAAAGCCAATGAAGCATTAACTATTGTTCCCGACGGCACACAACGTAGAGATTTTACTCACGTAGATGATGTTGTTGAAGCAAATATCTTAGCCATGAGCAAAGAGGATCATAATCATTACGGAGAAGTTTTTAATGTTGGTACTGGTACTAATCATTCTGTTTTAGAATTAGCGGAAATGATATCTAACAATACAAAAATGATTGCTCCTCGAATGGGCGAAGCATATATTACGTTAGCAGACAATACAAAACTTAAAACTGTGTTTGACTGGCAACCTTCTAAAACATTAGAGGATTATGTTAAAGAAAATCTATGATTAATATTCCATTTACACAAGAATCAAGATTAGAGCTAATCAATCTAATGATTAAAAAAACTAATGCCAACAAATATTTAGAAATTGGTTGCGATAGAGATAAAATTTTTAATAACGTGATTTGCGATTATAAAATAGGTGTTGATCCTTTTAGAGGCGGCAACCGTAGAATGACCAGCGATGAATTTTTTTCTCAGAATACTGAATTGTTTGATGTAATTTTTGTTGACGGATTACATTATTATGAACAGGTGTTAAAAGACGTTGATAATTCTTTAAAATTTTTAAACCCTAACGGGGTTATTATAATACACGATATGCTACCTAGAAAAGAAGAAGAATCGGTAGTTC